AAACAGCAAGTTGGCGTCCGTGTCACCCTCAACACGAAAGTCTTTGTCTGCGCCTGCTTCATTAAACACCGCAGCGCCAGTGACATTAACATCGCCTGTCAGCGTAAAGTTGCCGGTTTGAGTAAAGTTGCCAGTCAGAATCACGTTACCAGAACCATCAACCCGCAACGATGCAGTAGAACCGCCATAAAGAGCGTTCAGAGAAAGACAGTTGGTACCGTTTGAAAACACATACGCAACACCACCAGCAGGGACCGTCACCCCACTGCCAGCAGCAGTCGTGCCATTGGCAACAGTAGCGTTGTAAATGGTGGCGTCGTAGATCGAAGTGTTTTGGATGACGTAGGTTTTAGAAACCGGTGGGGCGTAGATGTTAAAAGCAGTAGTAACCGCACCGCTAGTAGACAGACTAAGAATCGCCATCCGAGCCTGATCAGCAACGTAGTCGGTAGCCACCAAGGCTTGGCTCGCCGAAGTGACTGACACGGACGCCAGCCCAGCAATCGACCCCTCAAGAAGAGTACCAAGATTAGTGTTTGTCGTATCACCCCAAGTACCGGCTTGGTCACCAGTACCCATCAGCTGAATACGCAGGAGTGGGGAAGGAGTGCTTGGCATGCCTAATCCTTAAATCGTGTCGATGTTAACCCAGCCAGAACCTGCGCTCGTATCAATCGGCGTCCAGCTTGTACCACCTGTGGTGGTGATGTTCGCCCAGTTGGTTGGCTGGTCTGTCGGGATGAGCAACCACAGCGGTGTGCCCGATAGTAGATCTTGGATACTGACGGTGTCAAGAAAAGCAACTGGGAAAACCCCGTTTGCGGATACAGAGTCCTGAGCAGTTGCCGTTTCCGGTACTGTTACGTTAAGTATACTTGGGGCGACAGAGATAACGTCCAGCGCAACCGCCTGCTCAGCGATCAAAACCGAAAACACCATCAACGCACTAACCGTGTCGGAACCCGTAGAAGTTTCAGAGACCGCTGCGCTAAGATCGAGCACCCCGGCAATAGCATCGCTGGCGGTAGCTGTATCGGAGACAGCGGATAGAAAGGAACCTACTGCAGCAATACTGTCAGAAGCTGTCGCATTTTCAGAGACAACAACATTAATGACACCTGCTGGGAGTGCCGAAAACGGTAAGTCTGCAAATGATGCGAATCCGAACATTACACCGCCTGCGATCCAGCCATGTCAGGCTGAGTAGGCCACACAACCGCGAACGGAAACCCTGATTGGCTAGTGATGTCACGCAGTGCCTGACGGTACACAGACCAAGCCTGTCGGTCTACAGGAGAGTCAGGAAGCTGGGTCCAATCACATGCGGTAAGCAAAGCATTGCGCTCATCCCGCACTGATACGGAACAGTCTGTCCGGCGCAACTCTATTTCTTCTGCTGTCGCATCAACCACCACCCAGCTTTGCGTCCATTTGTCGTTTTCTAGGTACGGACTACCTTCTGTCACCGTCTTGGTGTGATCGACAGTAGGTCGAGGCACAGCTGTTAATTCAAAGACGTTCCATTCAGCAAGCAATTCTGAAGATGGATTGACAGGAAACGAAACATTTGGATTGTCTTGAAGTAACTGTTGTACAGAATAATTTTTTGTTCGCAAGCCTTCTACTTTAATTAACATCATTACCCTGCCTTAAGGATTTAATGTAAATGGTCATGCCCAAGTCGCAACGACAAGGCCGGGACGGTTTACAACACTGTCAGTCAAGGTAGCAGAAACTGTCCTGCTTGTATTTGATAAACCCGAATCCGTTGCTGCGGTAATAAGCGCTACACCAGCAACGTACTCTAACGCAATTGTCGCCCCTGTCCAGCTTGCCGTAGTGCCGGTCGCAACAGCGCCAGCGGAATATCCAGCGTAAAGCACAGCGTTTGTTTGAGGCGTCAAAGTGACGCTTTGATTTGGAGAAACATTTACGCTACTGCTTTGGCTCGATGCCGTCACCGGGGTGGTTGAAGATGCGTCATAAATAGCAGCTACAGAGATGTACACAGGGTTAGAAACGCTTACACTAAAATTGACCACAATGGTGGCAGTTGTTCCCGAGTCAACAGTTGCGTACCAAATTGAATTATGCCGAACTTCGCTGGTTGCGCTTTTTACAGCCAAGGTTGCTGTATTGCCAGCAATTGTTACAGAAGAAACACTTCCGCTGGCGCTTGAGCCACCACCTATATACACCACAACTAAACGGCCTGTTGCGGCGGTCCCAATGTCAACTGATGTAAAAGTGGCAACACCAGAACTAAATGAAACCGATACACTGGAATTGGTTACTTGAACAATTGATGCGGTCGTTGCTGAAGCCGCTCCCACAGAAGCTCTAAGAGCATGGTGCAACATTACGCCACGCTCCCGACTCTTGCGCCATAAACTTGCGAACCAACCTTCCAAAACTCAATCACAGTGTATCCGGTTGTAGCCAATGCAGGCGCAGATCCTCCAACCCAGATCACTCCTGACGGACCCCATGTCGTGTCTGTCCATGTCAGAGTGTATGCGGTCCCGTCATTCACCATCAAAAGCAAACTTTCCCCAGCAGCAAAATTCGTTGCTTTTGGAGTACGGCTTGCTCCTAGAGTAATCAGTTGAATGCTTCCATTACTGGGATCGACTTCAAACGCAGCGCCATCTGTAATAGTAAAAACATCTTCAAGAATTGCGCCAATGATCGCTGGATCAGTCAGCGTTTTGTTGGTAAGGGTTTCCGCGCCATTGGTTGTAGCTTGATTGATCTGCGCTAACGTCTGAACAGTGCCGCCACTGTCTTTGAAGTACAGCTTCCCGTCAGCGGTGTTAACTACCAGCTCGCCAGCAGACAGACTGACAGCAGACGGAACGGATCCGGGAGTGCTGCTGAATGCCAGTTGTATCGTGGTGTTGTTCCCAGACAGTCCACCCCATTCTGGAATGGTTGCACCCGCTTGCAAAACCTGACCCGGAGCACCAATCCCTAGCTTTGCCAGAGTCGTGCTTGCACTAGCGTAGAGCAGGTCACCTACCGCGTAGGATGTCTGGCCTGTGCCGCCATACGCCACACCAATTGTTGAACCGTTCCAAGTTCCAGATGTGATTGCCCCACTAAACGAATGTGAGTTTGCCGTGTAGGTTAAGTTGACGCTGACCAGATCGCTGGCAGTTGTCCCGGCAATAGTTGCTGCAAAAAGATTCCCAGCACCATTCTGTGTGTACCATCTGATCCTGCCAAGCGCATCGCCGGAAGCATTTGCAGTAGTTGTTGTGCCAACAACTCCTGACGGGTAATGGAAAAACGCCAAATACGATGAATGTGAAGCGGTGGCGCTCCAGTTGTAAAACCCGGCAGATGGGGCAAGTCCAAGTGTTTCCGAACCTGTGCTATGTACCTCCAACTTATTATCAATGACTGATGTACGGGCAGTCTTTCCAAGAATTAAATTTCCTCGCGCATCAATCACAGAAGGTGAAGAATCAGGATTTGCGGAGTCTTCCACCAGCAACGCATTGCCTGTGCCAATCTGCCTGATTTCAAAAGCAGTTGATGCGCTGTTTACATCCACCAGAACTGGACTGGTGAACGGATTCACACCGTCAACAGTAACCGCTTTTTCTGCTGGGTAAGTCAGGAACACATCCTTACTGCCAGCACCCCAACTGACAGCCGATCCTGCATTGCTGGACTCTAGAATCGTATCTCGGCTGAGAGTCGTACCAGACAACGTATACGTCCCGATACCAATTTCCCAATTCGTGCCGTCCGTGACCGTGTAGTAGGTCGTGTTTCCGTCGCCAACAACGGAAAACGATTGATACCCCGTAACAGCACCAGCAAGCGTGTATGTGCCTGTACTGGTGGTGGTAGTGGTCTCTTTTACACGGTCTTTTAGGACAAGTGCCATGACGGCATCCTATTACGCTGCATCCAGCGAGAATGTGTACGTAACATTCAGCGTATCGCCGTTTGATACGTTTCGATCACCCGGAGACTGGAAGTCTGCAGCAGAGAACAGGGTTCCGGTGGAACCGCCTTTGGTATTGTTCGACGTAAGAAACGCACCACCAATCGTCGTAGTACCGTTGATGCTGAAAGACGCAGGTGACGCGGAGTTCGTGACAACGGAAGGGTCTGCCAACGTAGCAGCAGCAAACGTAGCCGTTGGGCGATTGGCATTACTGTACGTCGTGTCTTCTGTCCACCCAATATGCGAAGACATCGTATCCCCCGCTGCGGGGTTATTAGACGCTGCTGCACCGTACAGACCTATATACCACGTAGTAATCTGTGTCACACCAACCAAAGACGTACCCGCCATGTACTGCAGACCGACGTTCACTACGAGATTCTTGGATTCAGCCTCCCATTTAAGGAGCCCATCCTTGTTGAAACACTGAATCTTAAAAACGCCACCGGCCTTAACCTGCTCAGTCGGCTTTGCACCACGAACCATAGAGGCTCTAACAACATCCGTAGACCGGGCTTTCTCGATACCCATGATTTATCCCAAACGAAGGATTGCAGAAGTATTGGTGGCGACAGGAAACTGCACCGTGAAAGTGTTGGTGGACGTTTTGTCCGCACCAAAGTCTAGGACGCAAATCGCACCGTTGACTCCGGGCTTGTAGATCAAAGCTCCACGAGCGGTGATTGCGCCAGTCCAAGCAGCATTGGCAAAAGAAAGATACGCGGTCGTACCGGAGCCACCCGTAGTTGGTGTTTGATTAACGACTAAAAGCTGACCGGGAGCCGCGTAGTTACCACCGGAAGCTTCGCCTACAGAAGTGTACGCAGTAGTATTCGCATCCAATGTGGCTGCATTGGTGTACAGCGCAATGTAGAACGTACCAAACGTAAAGTCGAAGCCGCCGTTCAGCAACCCCGTCTTGAATACGTTGCAGGTGTAGTTGCCCGTGAATGCCATTACGCCACCGGTTGTCTGTATTGACCAGAACGATACGCGTCCTGACGCTCAAGCCCATCACCAAGACGTTTAGCCAGAGCTAGAGCTTCCTTGTACTTAGTATCGTACAGAGTAATCAAGTCAGCTTCACCCTTCATGAAGGTGTACGCCTCGACCAAACACCCATACAACAACACAGTATCGAAGTTGTCTCCAAGCCAAGTAGTGCTAGCCGTGACAATCGACTCCGGGTAGTAGTAATAGTGCAGCTCTACCGAATACGCGGCGTCTGGTTTAGGACCAAGAATAAACGACAGTTCATTGGTAATGGTAGTACCAGAGACTGTTGGCCCAAAGAGCGCGTAATACTTAGGTAGCCCAGACGATGCGGGGTTTGGGTAAGCTTCACGGATGAAGTTCACATCCTTATTGAGCAGGTAATAATACCTACCCGTACCGTCAATCACAGCAAAAGAATACGCCGATAGAAAGTCATTTGGCGCGGACAAGTATGATGTAGCGGTTGAAACAGTACCCGTTTGGTTTTTACGCAAAGACGGAAACTGCACCGAGTTGTAGATGCGCTGTTCCGCTTGCTCGATGATTGTGTTCAGCTGCGTCGTATAAGAAACAGTCGAACCATCAGCAAGAAACGTCGCCGGAAACTGATTCTCCGTATACGACTGGATCGCAGCTACAAGCTCGGAGTAGTTCATGCCATCGGGCCTCGGCTCATGACGCCTTTAGTAGCAGCACCAGTACCACGGATCTTGATGCCGGTAGTTTTGACATCGCTAGCACCGGGATCGCCCACACTTACGCGAGGCAGCATACTACGCGGCCCCATCTGAGGAGCCGTCAAGGTGTTCGGGTCTTTACTCTTAGCGGGTTTGGTAGCCATCTCAGCCACCCCGCTGATTCATGACGCGGGCCATGTTGCGACCGTACTTGCGCGCCATCTCGCCAGTAACGCCGCCTTTCTTCATGCCTTTGTGCATCCGCTTTTCGTGAGCTTTGACCGCCTTGTCGGCGACCCCTTTCATGACTTTCTTGTCCATGATGGACTCCTACGTCGTTACGACAGTAACTGTACCAAGTTGGATGGTCAGCGCCAAGTTGTTTGGAGTTAGCGCAGCATCGAAACTGCTGGACCCACCTACAGGGTTCCAGCCCCACTGAAAAACTCGGCTACCTTCACCAAGACTACCGTTAGCCAAAGGCCCAGACACACGATAAGAAGTGTCAGGACGAGGATCACGAAGTCCTTGGGGATCATCTACAGGATACATCCCAAGCTGCAACTGCGGGTGGTCTGGGTCCCAACATTGCGGACACACCAGCAAATTGTAATTTTTAGTCTTAATGATCTCTTTGCGAAGAATCTTTAGCTTGTACCGCTGCCCACACCTATCGCATTCAGCGATAGCGTTTTTACCAGAAGCAAACCTATTCCCCATTACGGCCCACTTCCAATGAACTGCTGCCGGGGAACGAACCGCACTGAAGCCTTCTCACGATCTTCTTCAGATGCCAAACCCCATGCCTCATCGTACTGAGCTTTAAGCATAGGCAAGCGCTCGTACCCTGACGGAATCTTGCCTGCGATGTAGTACGCCAGCCCAGCAGCCATACAAGGAATAAACCTGAACGGCACATCCATGATGTTGTCGCCGTCTCCAGCATCCTGAGTCCTACGCAACCGCCAGTACACCAACTGATAGTCGCCACCCGCATTAGGAGTCGGCCAAACCGTCACAGACGGAGCGTTGACTTTGTAGATAGTTGCAGAGCTCAGATGAGAAGCAGCGGTGGTGTCGTTGTACCCTCGGATGCAGTTGTACAGAGTGTAGACGCCGCTAGTCAGCCCGTTGCTTGGAGTTGTCTGCACCAGCTCGTTGTAGTAAATGTACTCGTTGTCGATCTTGATGACACCCGACCCCGGCAACGTGTTAGTCGGCGAAGCACCAGTTGTGCTGCTCAGCGTAAGGGTAGTGTCCGTAGTGTTCAGAGTACCAGTGAGCTGATAGGAAGAGATCGAATCCTGCCCCGTGTAACGATTGATAAGAATCTGAATCGGACGCCCCGTAGTCAACTTGTTAGGAATCGTTGCGTACGTAGAGACGCTAATTCGAGTGATGGTCAGATCCGCTTGATTGCTCGTATTGTTCGCTTGGGTGCGAATGACATGCTCAAGGAGATCAACCGTATCGTTGGGCAGCAGATAGGTGGCTTGACCTGTGTTGAGCGGGATCACTCCCTGCTCCATCGTCCACATATTGATGCCACGGTTCGCCCAGTCGGCGAACATGATGTTCAGGCTACGGCGAGCAGTACGCAGGTCGTAGCCCGTGCGCAACTCCGCACCGGCTCGTTCAAAAGCTTCCTCGACCAGCTCAGCCAGATCGAGGTTAAACGAAACGGTTCCAGAGGTGGTTGCCATCACTCAGCCTTTGCAGTCTTGTCGGCGAGAGCCTTCTCAAGCGCATTCAAGGAGTCTTTGAGGTAGTCATTAACTGTGCCAAACAAACGCTCTTGCATGGCTGCATGTGCCCGAACAGCGTCCAGAGTCATAAGAAGACTCTCTTGCGGCATATGTGCAAATGGGTTCATCGGTTAAACCCTTTCAAAGTTTGCGCGAGTCGCGCACGTTGGCCCATTTTACCGGGCTTCTTTGCAGCTGCTGCTAGTTTCTTTGCTGGGATCTTCTGCCCCTCCTTTACGCCCAAAGAGGAGCGAAGGGCACCGGGCTTCTTGATCGCACCAGCGATCCAGTTCTTGGCACTGCCGCCCTTCTTCATACCCTCAACACCACGCCCTTTGAGAACGTCGGCTTGAGTAACTTTGCCGTCGCCGGTCAGATCAGGAAACTTGCTAGCCATTAGACTACTCTCCCACGCGTTTTACCCCGCTGTGCACACCCATCAGCACGGCTTGAAGCCGAACTAACTTTGCCACCTTTTTTCATACCCACATCGGGCATACTCGTTACTGGTTGTAGAGCAGCTTGATCGGTTGCGCTAGATGGAGTTTGCGCAGCAGAGCCAGCTTCTTCTTCACGCATTCGCTTAGCCGCAGCGGGTAATAGACCGACATCTTTACCAAAAAGTCCGTGACCCGTTGCCATGCCGTAGATGGGAGACAGTGTCCCAAGCAATTTTTTCACGTTCTGTACCTCGCGGTCTTCTGAGCGATGCCCTTGGGTTGCTTCACAAACTGCTTACCGGAGGCTTTGCCTGCTCGTTTGGCTCGGGTTGTGGCGGCATACTCTTGGGGCGAAAGAGCTTTGATCGCAGCTTCTGGAAGATATCTTTCACCCGTGTCAGTAGATCGTTTACCACTCTTCGTTCTCCATTTTTGGTCAGTCCAACTTTTAAGCGACTGCTGAGGAGCTTTCAATCTCGATACCCCCCGCCCTTCGCTTTGTACTGCTTAGCTAGGAGCTGTGCTTTCCGAGCGGACCACTGACCCGCAGCGGTGCCTTGAGTTGCAGACGCCTTGATGCGGTTGAACAGAGCCTTACGCATTCCCGGTTTGGTGTAGTTCCCGGCTTCATTTACTTTACTCGTACCACCCTCGGCATAGCTACGCAGCCGCTTACGCAGCTGCTGCTCGGACTCAATATCTCTTACAGTCTGTACCTGCTTACGGGTCTGTGCTTTCTTCTTCGCGGTCTCCAAGTCTGTGTCCAGCGCAGTGCTGTACTCCCCAGCTAAAGAGCCGGGGGACTCAGGAACCAAACCACCCTCGGCGTACTCATCAAAGGAGGTATCGTCCCTCCTTTGTTTCCGCTTAGGTACTTTGGCTGGGTTAATGATACCCATGCCGCGAGAGGCCATCATAGGTACTTACCTTTGGTCTTACCGCGCTGAGCGCAGCCATCAGCAGCTTTGACGTAGCCACCTTTAGCCTTGTTCGTTGTACCCATAGAGGCTCGGCGAGAAGTTTCCGCAGCTTTACCTGACGTATCACGCAGCTCATCGAGCTTACGTTCTTCCTCCACCTTCTTCAAGGTTTCAGCAGAGGGCGTCAGCTCGTTGACTTGAGGTTTAGGCGGTTCTGCAGGGGGAGCGCCAACGTCTTCAGGCGGGTTCACCCCTTGGAAGGGTCCAACCACTTGAGGGCGTTTAGGCGGAGCTTTTTTGGCTGTATTAGACATATCAGCACTTTCCACCCATGCGCATCGTGACTTGTTTGGCCTTGGTTTTGCCTTTGCTCGCAACACCGTCAGCAGCACGAGTGTAGCCACCCGAGGCCATCTTCTTGGCTGCGCCACCGTACTTCATACCCTTGGCTTCCGCCATCTCATGCTTGATCATGGACTTCGGAGCCCCCTTCTTTTTCATGAAGGCGATCTCTTTACCCATCATAGCTTTGGACTCTTTCATGGCACCACCATCCTTAAAAAGTTCTGAAGACCCCTGAGCGGTCTTTTGTTTGTTGAGAGCCTGCTGTTCAGGTCGAGGTTTCGACCTACCTTTGAACTTGATACCTTTAACTGGCTGCATGCCTTCTTTCCTTGATGAAGGCATCAATCTTTGCTTCGAGGCGATCCAGTCGGTCTAATACCCGATTGATGTCGGTGTGCACCTCAGACTTAGTTACATACTCTTTGGCGACTTCCTCCCGTGTTTTGTTCAAGAGGATCTCAAGACGCTTAAGCTCTGCGGCCTTCTCTTTGAAGACCCAAGCAATCAGTCCAAGAGCTACGGTTAAGACTGTATTCCAAAGTTGCATTTCCATCAACACACCTTGCAACGGGTCTTACCACGCTGGGCAATGCCATCTCCACGCTTGGAAGCAGAGCTGACCATACCACCTTTAGCGAAACCTTTACGCTCCGCGCCCTTGTGAAGTTCGCGTTCGCGCTCATAGTCCATCTTCCGAGACCGGGCAGCGTCTTCGGAATCATCTTTGTCGGTCAGTCGTTGACGAGCCTCATCGGTCAACTCAACCCGCCCCGGAGAGACAGCACCTCGACGAGCGAGAGCGCCCACGCCACTCTTCTCAATCAATGCGTCAGCAGCTTTACCAACGGCGGGAACCCGGCGTTCAAGCTCTTCACCAATATCTTTGCCGCCTTGGAAAGCAGCACCCATGAGCCCTGCACGACCAAGAGAACGCAAGGTAGCTCGCCCACCTGCTTCCTGAGAGCGTCGGCGATTAGCCGGGTTCTGGATCTGATCGGTGTTAAGGCCTTTACGAATCCGCTCCGTATCAGCTCTTTGAGAAGCGATTACATCTTCCTGTAGGTTAGGAAACAGATCTTCCGCATTGGTCTGATTCGGGGATCGATACCGATACCCCGGTTGTGCTGGTCTGTTTCGGCGTCCCATGATTGTTCCTTAACACTTCCACGCCCGCAGGCTTTTGTTGATACGGCTGTTGGGATCATTTGCTGTCTTCGCGGAAGTCAGCTTCTTCTTCATCCCTTTCATCCGGGCGCAAAATGAGTCCCGGCGTGAGCCACCTTCCGGTTGCGGAGCCTTCAGCCCCGGCTTGCCCGGATTGGCTGCGTTGTAGCTGGCGCGTCCTTTGGCATTCAAACCACCAGCGGGATTCTTGCCTTCCTTGCGTTGCCATGCTGGACTCTTAGCCATGATTACCTTTTCTGCTCTTTAAGTTCTGCTGCCAAGACTTCCGTCTTCTCTTTGCTGCTTGCGCTAGAGCCAAGGAAGAAGTTCAGGATCGTGGCAACGACAGTACCAAGGAGAAACCCAAGGATCGTGTCTGCAAACCGAACATTGGTCTCAGGAATATTTGTGAAAGTGATCAGAAAGATGTAGGACACGGCAGTGATCGACCAGAAGGTAGCCAGATACAGGACGTACCTCTTGGCGAACTTATCGTCCTGCTGCAACGCAGCAACCTGCATCGCCCGAGCGTCAGCCGTGTTTTTGTTGGCTTGCTCAATCTTGAACTCTTCGTGCTTCATGGCTGATTCACGGAGAGCTTTTACTTCCTCCGGATTCATATCCGGCTTCAGCTCGATGCCGGTCTTCTCTTGAACGTAGTCCAGACCCTTGTCCACGACCGCTTGGGCAACCTTGGGTAGGTTGTTGGAGATCAGACCGGAGACGATACTGGCGATGAGCGGAGCCATGTTAGTTGCTCAGTGTAAAAGTTAGATTTTGATGCCGAGGATAAGTCACAACTCGTTCGCCCTCTGGGCACTTGTACTTGATCGTAGCAAGCAGCGTTGATTTGCCGGGAGCTGGCGTTTCTTTGAGTGTAAGCGAATAGGTGAAGGTGTCAACCTCTGGCCCAGCAGGGCCGGAAAACTTGGGGTTAGACGACACCGCCTCATGAACTACACCCTTGCCATCCCTGATCGCCGGTACGAAAGACTCTACCGAACAATCGTCACGCTTCTTGATCCGAGCCACTGTGACTAGCACTGGTTCGCCAATCTTACTATCTGCAATCTTAAAATGCTCAGGCACCCACTCGATGATCGCGCTGTCTAACCAGCCGAACTTATCAAACAGCGTGTAACCACCGCCCAGTGCAGCAATACTGGCAGCTACTGCTCCGATTGCCTTGTGGTAGTCGATCACTCACGCCTCCAACAAGCTCGCAATCCGTCTAGCCCAGCCCGTTGAAAAGATCGGCCAGCCCTGCATGTTCGTCATCGCCCGGAGTCTCCGAGCTACCATCTTCCGAAGCAGCCCATCAGGATTGATTTCATGGAGCGCAGCCAAGGTCTTTGGGCCGAGGACACCATCAGGAGTCGCACCAACGGTTTGCTGCAACCACTTGACCGCTTGACCCACACCGCTGTTCACCGCAGCATCAAACACCGCATAGCGCACCACAGGAGGGAGGTTGTCGGCTTGAACCGCATCCCAATACGACTTCCTGTAGATCGCCTTGGCGACATCGGTCGGCATGGTCTTCATCGGGCCGTCGTAGCAGTGCTCACGCGCAACAGCAATCGTGATGCCCCACATGGTCTCACCACCCGGATCATTCGGGTGGTTTGAGTACGACCCCTCGTGCCCTAGAAGGTGATGGAAAGCGGTATCAAAGTTCATTTAGGCGGCTTCTTGTGTAGCTTCAGGCTCTTCAGCCGGGGTGACCTGCGGAGCGGCTTGGGCTTGGATAGCCTGCACCAGTTGATAAATGTCCGCGTAAGGGCGCGTCCCCAGATACTGAAGAACAGCGTTCACGAGGGACAAGGACAGTTCAATTTTCTGATCGTTCATGCTTGACTCCAAGGCAAGGGTGGCTGAATCACAGGAGGGTTGATTTGGTTGTCGATCTGAGCTTGTACCGCAGCCTCAGTCGCGTCCTTGTCCACACCATTCGCCCAGATCCAGCCCAGCACGATGTCCTGAGTCAGATCAGCGTAGGGGGTGAAGTTTGCCGGGTCAGCAGGGGGCAGTGAGCAGGTGGAGTACACGCTTGCGCTGTAGCTGTCCTGTGTGCCGTTGCAGCGCCAGCCCACGGTGATCACCGCTTCGGCGGGATCAGCAGAGGTCGGTGTGGTGTTCATCCATTCGATTTTCCAGACGGGGGTCATTATTTACTCCTCAATGAATTCGTGAACCGCGTCAAGACCGAAATGGTCGTTAACGAATTTCAGCAGACGCTCGACATCGATCCGCAACACCTTACCAGTCGGCGTGTGCTTAGAATGGAAGATCCATTCG